AGATCCCCGCCTGGGACATCGATGTCTCTGAACTCACCAGGATTAAGAGGCTCGTCATCATTACGAATACGAACACCCCTCGCTTTGAAACCTGCTGGAAGATTTGATAAAGTACCTGCATCTATTAACTGCCTTAAAATTGAGGTGGCTGCACGAGACAGTCCACCGATTGTGTGTAAAAGACCAAAGCCATAAAATCCAAAACCTGGTAAAAACTTAAAATGTACGAAGTATTGTCTTTTACGTCTTAGTTGATCTTGTTCCCTATAGTTCCTAACCACTGACAAAACTTGACCAGAGTTTTCGTCAATCGTAACAATGTATGGTAACATGATACCATTAGGATCTTCAAAGCCTTCCAAGTCGAGGTCAACATGGACTTCAAGAAGAGTATATACATCATCAGAATAATTTGGATGGAGTCCTTGCAACTCATCAGTAGTTCCTTGGATACTGCCTTCATCTTCTCCAGAATCTGTAGTAGATAACTCCACATCACGATATACTCCTGCTACTTGTAGTTTACGAATGTCATTATATGTCATTTTTACAACATGCGTAACCCTCTCGGCAGTCATTAAATCTGAAGCAGAATAAGGAACAACTAAATCTTCTGCAGGAACAAATTTTGAAACGGCTCTTTGTTTAGTTGGATCATAGTAAACTTTTTTAAAAGTAGAACCAGTTAATGGCAAATAAAACAACATTTGATCTGTGTCTGGATCATACTCTTCCATAACTTCCATGATTTGATAATTCATGAAATCTTTTATTCTTTGTGCTTGGTCTTCTGTTTGTTTGGTCGGTACGCCAAGAACTTGTGTTTTTACTGGACCACCAGCTGGTAACATTTCTTTATAGGCTTGTGATTGAAATTGTGTTGTAGCCTCGGACAATAATGGATGAGTCACGCCACTCGCACCAAGAAAAGGATCACTTCTGTCTTCGTAATTAATCCCTAATAAATTAAGTCCCTTGGCAATGGCTTCTTCCCAATCAGATCTTGACTCCATGTCTTCTCTAACTTTTTGTTGTAGATCAGATGAAAGAGAACCTAATATACCTTCTTCCATAACTTCTGCAAGATTAGCGTTATGATCGTAAGCCTCTGCCATAACTTCAAGTTCTTGACCATCATCAAGTTCAATACCCTCTGGTAGTTCTTCTGAATCATCTACGTCTATCTGTAAACTATCTTCTTCTGGAGTTACGTCCCCTCCACCTGGGCCCATTGCTGGTTCCACCATTGGTGCTATTTGTCTTGGTTCTTCTGCCATTATGTAATCCTTGTTGTTTTTTTCTTCTCTGGTAGCATAATATCTGAGTAACGGTTTGTCACGGTATATCCACCAAACACTCTTTTTTTACCACCTTTGTTTAATTTACTTAAACCTAGTTCTTTTTCCATTATTTTTCTAATGGCGTTATCCATTCTTGTTTGTAGTTCATCTAGTTTGCTAAATTCTTTTGCGATACCTGCTTTTATATCAACATCAAATTTTTTATCTTTAGACATTAGAAAGTTCCTTTAAATGTACCACCACGATTTTTCATAACACCACCCATAGCTTTCTTTTTGCCACCTTTTAGTGAATCTTTCAACTGAAGTAAAAGGTCAATGTTCCCTGGACCGATTTTCTTGATTTCTTCTTTTGTGAGATATTTATCTAATTTGTGTTTTCCAGTGAATTGTTTAATTTTTTTTGACATTAATAATATTCCCTTTTTGTTCGAGGGAACCAATCTTCGCCCTCATCTTCGCCTTGTAGTGATATAAAACCACCTTGTCTAAATCGCATGATTGCCATCGTCATACTATCACAATAGTCATCATGATCTCCGTTTGGAAAAGATGCCACTTCTTCAATAACATCTTCAGCAAACCTTTCTCCGTAAGGATACCACACTTTACCTCCTTCGAAAATAGGGGACACAATGTGCATCCTTGTCGTTTTGTCCAAGTTACCCCCTTTACGTCTTCCGGGACTAAATGTCAAAACGGGTAGATTTTGTAATCTTAGTTCATCTGCCAAAGGTTGTCCACTTGCTTTTGCTTCAATAAGCATCATGTCTGGTTCCCAATATTCATTCTGCTCTATTGCTATTTCTTTTAACTCTGGAAAATTCCATCGACCTTTTATTGCATCAAGTAAAATTAAATTTTGTTCACCATTTTTCTTAGGTTCAAATACACCCCAAGTTGTAATAGCAGAATAGTCGGCAGTTTCTTTTTTACTGTATGCCGTATCATAACTTTGAATAATATAATCCAACATGGGAACTTCCTCTTCTTCCCAAGGCATCCACCACTCTCTTTTGATCATGGCAGTTTCTTCTGATGTAGGATTTTGTTGCCACTGTGCATTCCACTTCATTGGAGACAATGACGCTTTGACTTTTAACAACTCGTCCTTGTTCCAAAATTCGGGCCACAAGATTTTATCATTCGGCAAGATTGCTGGAAACTCAATAATCTCCCACTGATCCGACATTGTATCTTTTGCCATTGCATCAACTAAACGACCAGTCAAATCTTTCTTTGACCATCTTGTCTGAACAATGATAATCGAACCACCGGGTTGTAATCTTTGTCTCGGTCCAGATGTGTACCACTCGTATGTATTATCATAAGCAACCGTGGACAGTGCATCTTGTTCCGAGTGCGGGTCATCAATGATTAAAAGATCCGCACCACGACCAGTCATTGCAGCACCCACCCCAGCTGCAAAATATTCCCCGCCAGCACTCGTTTCCCATCGTCCAGCTGCTTGGCTATCCTGTTTCAGATCCGTGTTTGGGAAAACATCGCCATAAATGGGATCGGCAATTAAATCACGAACCTTCCTACCAAATCTTACCGCAAGTTCCGTGTTCATGGTAGCTTGTATAATCTTTAACTTTGGATTACGGCCCAGGAACCACGAAGGCATGAGATAAGAAGCTAATTCAGATTTAGAATGTCTGGGTGGCATATTTATAATTAGACGTTTTAGTTTACCTTCGGCAATAGCCTCAAGTTTCTCTGCTATGATTTTGTGATGTCGCCCAACGATAAAATTCTCATATACATGAAGGGCGTAAGCCAAAAAGTTTTTTTGTGCTTTATCACGGGTGTCCAATTTCTTTTTCTGTTGTTCAAGCAGAAACAGTTCCTGTAACACCTCTTTAGGCAAAGTGTCTAAATTCATCTAACCAAAATAAAATCCTGCAAGGAACGAGTAACCCCAAATCCCTAATACAAGATATATCCATTCTTTATCATTCATACCCAAACAATAATATATCTGAATGAATTTATCAATCAAGCATATAGATAGGTATATAGTAACACCACACCGTATTTCTACCCCTCCCCCCTATTTGGTTTTAGATATTCATATGGGTTTGTGTATAGTAACCCCTTTCTTTTTTTTAAAACATTCAAAATTCGCAAAGCAAAATTATTTGCCATTCTTTTTCAAAGATGAATTTTTCGAATTGATAGACATTCGAATTCATCTAATGAAAAAGAATGTTTATTTTTTGCGAATTTTGAATGTTTTAGGGTGTCGGTTTTTTGACAAAACCGAGTTGGTGTGCCGTCAAATAATTGACAGTTTGTCAAAGTATTGACATCATAAAAACTGATATCTAGTATCAAAAAGTATTGTGGGAAAATATAACTTTTTCCTTGAGAATCCCATAAATTAATATAATATAATAGGTATAGGGTAATTAACCAACATAGATTTTAAAATTAAAATCGACCCTAGGAAAGGAAAAGGTTCTTATGTCAGATATCGAACAAGCTATTCGTGATCTAATCGGACAAGAACTAAAGGACGGCATTATCGAAGATGCAGTTTCTGAAAGTTCTTCTGTTACTGATCTCGAATACAAAGTTGAAGATCTCGAATATAAAGTTCAAAACTTCGAGGACTTCAACGAAGACGATATTGTTGATTCGGTGGTGAGGGAAGTATTTTCTCAACTTTCACAAAAGTTTATCACCGACTCTCAAGTCATTGTCGCTAAGTCTCACTTAGATGACTTAGCTTCTAAGATAAAAGCTCTAGAAGCTAAGTTGTCTGAAACAGACACCAACCAAAATCCTACTCAATAGTAGGTGTTGGGGACAAGAAATTGTCCCCTCCTTTTTAACCAAAAGGAGAAATAAATGACAGAGAATGATATTAAAATTATATTAGACGTTACTAGATCTTTAAGAGAGGGAATTAAAGAGAACCAAGACTTCTCAAAAAAGATTTGTGATGGTCTTCAAGAGTTGGTATTATTCATTACTAAATTGGAGAGACGAGTTCGAACCATCGAGGAGAATAGAATTCTTAATGGTGACTTTATTGAACTTGCCAAGTTAGTTAGTGAATTAAATACACGACTAATAACTGTAGAACATTATCAAAAGAAAAATGATAAATAAGTTTCTCATCACCGAGAAAAAAAGAGGGGAACAATTCGTTGTTCCTCTTTTTTTATTCTATTTGTCCCCTTTTGGTTTTAAAAGTGCAAAGGTTCGCAAGCGACCACTTCGTTACCTTTGCACTTTTCCCCAACTCATTTAATAGTGGACAGAGTCCCATAAATGCCTATAATTAAATAATAAACAAAGGAGAAATAAATGGCGATAAAAGAAACAATAACACAATCTCAATTTATGGACGCATTTAGATGTTCAGAATTTAGAAAAGACTCTTTTTCATATGAGGGTTTAAAAGTCTTATATAATTATCTTTGGGACTATTCCGAAGATATCGGAGACATAGAACTTGATGTAGTCGCAATCGATTGCGATTGGACAGAGTACGAAGATTTTAAACATTTTCAAGAAGAGTACAAAGATATTGGAAATATGGACGATCTAAGATATAATACAACAGTTTTAGAAATTCCAAATACTTCACGATTTATAATAGGGAACTTTTAAAGTTCCCTTTTTTTTATTCAAGTATGTTTTTTTCTCTCTCAAGTGTGCAAAGATTCGCAGAGAGTATTTCAAAAAGATTTTTCAAGGCGAATCTTTGCACACTTCACCCTCGCAAGTTAAGTGATTCGCAAAATCTAAACACTCTTTCAATGAACCACGAACCAAGAAACCTATCTCTTTTTTTTCCGATATAGCAAGAGTGCAAAGTTGGTTTGTTGCAAGATAATTGCACAATTTACCACCCTCAAATAAAAATAGATCAGATGTCAAAGAGTCATGAACCAAGAAAAAAGAAACGTAATTGTTAGCAGATATCCTTAAATGTGTTGATATTTGGGATTTTTCCACGTTTATCCTATTTCCTTTTTTGGTTGTTTTTAACTCGATAAACAAGGGGTTTTTCTCAGTTATAAGGATCAGATCGACAAACCCACTATTAAACTTGTTCTCTATTTTTTGGATAAAACAACCCTTAGGAAGTTGTTTTTTTATGTTTAAAAAAAAGTTTTTTTCTTTCATGTTTTTTCTTTACATTTATGGGATAATATGAGATAACATTAGTATGGTTTTCAATTAAGTTTACCATAGCATTTTTAAAAGGGGAATCATATGAAAATGTATAAAACTAAAGTTATGAATGGTAGTAACTCATTAATAGTACAACATCATAATACAACAATAATATATCACGATTTATTAACTAATGTAATTCATTTAAATAATGGGGGTTGGTATTCAAAAACAACTAAAGAAAGAATTAATAGTTATATAAAAGATTTTGGATATAAACTTTATCAAAAAAACTATCAATGGTTTATTGAATATCCACATGGTGAAAAAATTGAGTATTTTAATCATATGACTTTAGAACCAATCTCAGAAAAATTAAAAGCAGTATTAGAAGATATGAGGGCATAATGGAAAATTTAAGTTATCAAGATAAAATTTTTCTCAATGGTATCTATTTTTTAGAGGATATAAAAGAGGAAATAATTGAAACTGAGCAATTTGTTAAAACTAAATATGGGGATAAAAATGACTAAATTATTTAACACAAATATAATCAACTTTGTTTATGACAATTCGCATGGTTGGGGTTTAATTCATGTAGACACTTTAAAAAAATATAATCTCTTAGATAAGATTAGTGAGTATTCATATTATGATAAAGATCAAGATATAATTGCTTGCGAAGAAGATTGTGATTTTCCAAAAGTATTAAAGGCATTAGATCGAAGTGATATTAAATACAATATCAATGAAGTTGATGTTCAAAACTTACATGGTGAAAATAGCAACCCAAGAGATTGGAATAGATATAATGTAGATTATATGGTTGCCAAGCATGGGTAAATTTCAAAACAATTTATTAATAGAAGTTGAGGAAGTATTAGGTTACTTCCTCAATGAAAAAGGCATGACTAACAAGCAAGCCTTAAAAGAAATAGAAAAATCGCATGGATCATTTTGGAAAGAAGTCGCAAAAGATATTTTAGATGACTTTAATCGCAAAGATGATTGGTATAATTTTCACAAAACGAATAGGAGTATTCACAATGCAGATTGAATTAGAAACTACAGAAGTTAAGATCGAAAAGATTGCATACCATAGAAATGGAGTAAGTGGAGAACCATTTTTTGTAATTAACTTTACTTGCATTCAAGTTGGAGAAATGGTTGGAATTGTTTTTTTCAAATACAATGAAGAGCATGATAAATATTTTTTAGATATGAACCCAAGGGTTGCAGTATTTGAAAGAGAAAAACTTGGTGATGGAATTATTGAATTTGGAGAAAATTCATATAGAGGAGATCATTATAGTTACTACTTACTAGATGCAATTAATCAATATCACAAGGGGATTTAATAATGAATAGAACATACGAATTTGAAAAGATGGTGGAATTCGCTAGGTCGAATGGAGTGGATATAGATAGGGAGATCGCTATCGAAAATCTACTCAAGGGTAGACTTGAAACATTTATGGAAGAGTTAAGTACAGATGATGTTCAAGTCGTTTTTAATTTAATGGATAAAGTTTTAGATAAAGGAGAAAAACTATGAACTTAACCAAAGATTTATTAAGAAGAATAAGAACTAAAATTCAAGAAGAATTGAGTAAGGTTGAAGAAGAACTAAACATTACTCTTACTTTAGGGAATTGTAGTTATTCAAGCAATAGAGCAAAGTTTCAACTTGAGTTACTTACTGAGGGTGGAAAATCTAAAGAACAAGAGGATCTAGAAAACATGGCACAATATCTTAATCTTGATTTAGAAAAAATTGTGGAAGAGGGTAAAGACAACTACAAATTGTGGGGGTACAAATCTAGAGCAAGAAAAAATCCTTTCATTATTGAAAGTGTAAATAATCAAAAAAGATATGTAATTAGTGAGAGTCATGCAGTAAGACTTTTCCAAAAAGAAAAGCCAAAAGTTGGAGAACTTACTCTAGTACAATAGTCAAAGTTAGGCATGAGTAATCGTGCCTAATCTTGAACATTGTCAATAAGAAAGGGGAAATATTATGGACAAAAATAAAATACCAACTCATGTCATACACAAAGTTAGGAAACTTGTAGACGATTTGTTTTGGGAATATGATCGATTGTCATCTAGTGGAAAAGCACAACTAGATGAGATCGCAACACATTTAAACTTACCAACACAAGCAGAAATACAAGAAATCATTGATGAAAAAGGTTCATACAATTATTTAAAAGGATTGCATGACGATTATAAAGAATGGGAGAAAGAAAATTATGAAAAGTGAAAGCAGAAAAACTTACGAAAAAGCACAAATGGAATGGGAACACAAATACTATTCTCAACTAAAAGGATACACTATCGATAGTTTTGAATTCGAAGTTGATGATGTAGATGAAGGTTACGATAGTAGATTTCCAACATTTACCTTAACAAAAAAAGGTTGGGAAACTTTAAAGGTGCAAGTTTCTCAAGATGAAGAGGGTAATGGAAGTGGATTTTTATTTATATCAAATAAAAAGGTGAAGTCATGAGTGGTTTTAGTGATATAACAAATTGTCCTAATTGTGATGAGGAAATGTTTATAAGTGAAGAGAGCAGACCTTTTCATGCAGTAAATGGAGATTGTCCTCATTGTGGATTTTATTATCATACTCAAGCAGAACAGATGAGTTTGTTTGAACTTAATGATCTGAGAGAAGATCATGATCTCAAGCCATTAAAACAAAGACCCATTATTGAGGGTTGGTTAAAAGGTTATCTCAGACCAAGCTTTTCAGAAAACAATTTGTTTAGAAATGCAGAGTTAACTAACAAAGATACTCTTTGGTTCGAACACAAAACTTATAGCATTCGTATCGAACAATCAAAAGAGAATGACGATAATCTTCATATCTATGTTTACGATACAGACAACATGGAACAAGGTGGAGATTGGATAGATAGATTAATCATTGAAAAAGGGAGGATATAGAATTATGATTAGTGCAAAAAAAATGAACGAACAACTTGTTCACAATATATTAAAGTCTTTTAAAGATGGAACTTATGATGCTTTGATATATGGCATTAGAAGTGAAACAAATAAAAATCATTTCTACAAACAAGGTTATGACTATGGTTTAACTTTGTATGGCGAATTAAATCAATATTTAGAAGATAATAATATAAGGGTGAGCAGAGATGAAACACTTAAATAAAACTCATGTTGATTTATGTAGTGGCATTGGTGGATTTGCACTTGGTCTAGATGAGGGTGCAAAACTATCTAAACCCATGTTATTTTGTGATACTGAAGAGTATTGCCAAAAAGTTCTATCAAAGAACTTTCCAAACGTACCAATCTATAATGATGTAAAGGAGATTGCAGATGACCCAAAAAGATTTATTCCAAGAAAAGTCGATATCCTCACTAGTGGATATCCGTGTCAACCCTTTTCCGTTAGTGGCAAAAGGAAAGGTGAAGAAGACGAAAGGCACATTTTTCCGTTCATTCACAGAATTGTTGAACAAACAAGACCCACTTTTGTCATTTACGAAAACGTTTATGGACACCTCTCATTGGGACTTGACGAGGTTCTCTTTGCAATGGAAAGCATCAACTACCAAACGAGGACATTTGTATTTCCGTCTTCATCAATCGGTGCTTGGCACAAACGAGACAGATTGTGGATCGTCTGTAGAGACCTCTCTGTATGCGACACCAAACACAATGGATCATCTTCCACCACGAAGTCCACAAGCAACGAAGAAATTGCAAGAGGGACACAGAAAGGGACGAAAGAGACCAAGCAACTTGAGGGAACAAGTAGATCCATTGACAATGAGTATGTATCCAACTCCAACGACAAAGGGATTCGGTCATGCGTCAGAGGGTCAGACAATGATCTTCAGAAAGAAAGTAGAGAATGGCGAGATGACAGAGGAACAAGCACAAGCCATGATGGACGGAGTAACATTGAGACCACCAAGAATGAAGACTTGGAACTATCCAACACCACTAGCGAGGGATTGGAAAGACGCATCATACAATCCAACATGGAAAGAGAGCAGAGACAAATCGTTACCGAGAGAAGTCTTGAAGAACAATTATCATGGTGGGAAGTTGAACGTCAACTTCACGGAGTTCCTAATGGGGTATCCACAGAATTGGACAAAGATAGAAAACAACGACTAATAGCTTTGGGGAATGCAATATGTCCCCAAAACGCTACATTCTTAGGTTTAGCATTGAGAGGAGAATTTGAATGAAAATAAAAATACCAACACCAATATGGGTGCAACTTTACTCAGAACTTGCATCTTATACAGAAGAGTATGGCAGTATCGACAATAGATTTGATGATGATGGAAATCGTCTTGAAGAATATGAAGACGAGTTCTGCATGATTGTTGATGATGTTGAAGATATCTTAGGAATGTTTTTTGAAAAGGAGGACACATGATAGATCAAGATTATAAAAATGGTTGGAGATACATAGTTTGGGTCGGTGGTAATGACGACTACTATAAAAAGATTGCAGACGCAAAAAAAGACTTTGAGTATTGGGTTGATGATGGTTATGATGATGTCTTTCTAACCAAACTATTACCAAGTGGAAAGATGGTAGACCTAAATAAAAAAAGAAAGAATAAATGAGTAGAAAAAAAGGTAGACCGATTGGAAGTATACTGAGCAACATACAGAAGTTAGAAAGACTTCGGATTTTATATGTTGCTCATTGCAGAAAATTTGGAAAAATAAGTGATGAAAGGTATCAAGGTGTGCTTGACGGCATAGATCTTTGCATGGAAGTCGCAGACAATATTAAGCTATTTGAAGAAGATTTGCATGGAAAGTCTTGACTTCAGAAAAATATGTGTGGTATTTCTTAATTGCACGAGGCAATTACGGGAATTGCTACTCAATGCCCTTGTCGGAGAGGGTTTTCCTCCCCTTGTCCTCTCCGACTACTTCATAATCACCCTCAATGAACGCAGACGGATAGGCTTTTCTGATTTCAGATAGCCTGGAAATAATTTCTTCTCGAGAAAGTTTATCTAATTGATGTACAACATTTGTTTCTCTTTTATCAATCGCAAGACCACCAAGTGCAGATCGTATCTTCTCTGCATTAACGGCTGCAGAGAACTGTCCTGTTTCTTCTGCACCTTTAGAAAGGTCTGCAAACCTCTTCAGTTGACCGAGCAAAGTAACTCCATACTTCTTCTCTCGAGCTTCACGAAGTTCTTTTACATGAGCTACGACCAACGGAAAATCTTTTCCATTAAGCAAAAGACTCGCAGTTTTACCAGCTTGACCCTCAGAATAACCAGCTTTTCGAGCACACTCTGCATTAGAATAAGTGCCCTCTACAATAAATTTTGCAAATTCTTTTTGACGATTAGTAAGAAATTTCTCTTTTGGCATACCCCCATAATAGTGTTTCTACCATATTTTTTCAATTCAAAAGGCAAAAAAATGTTCGCGGTCTCACTCGGGAGCAGTATGAAGTGTAACAAGTGTAACGAGAAGTGTATAAAATATTTGAGTGTCACTAAGGGTTTGAGTGATGTTTATACATTTATACACTTATACACCTATTTTTTAAAAAAAGTTTACACACAAAAAATTATGACAGAAACACTATATGTTTGACAGAAATGCAGTTCAATGGGATAATTTAAGAAAGGAGTTTCTATGAAGCCTACTTTATTAACAGATGAAGATGTAGATAGAAGAGCCCATGTTTCGTGGAGCGAGGCTGTTGGTCGAATTGAACGAATAGTCATGGACACAGTTGAAGAACTCGAAAGCAAGGAAGGTGGAGACATTTATGCCGAAGAACTACTTTCATGTTGGAAAAGAATTGTAAAGGGTTGAATGTTTGTTGCTGTAATATTAGTTTGTTCTATGTATGCTAATCCAAAATGTGTGGAAGTTTACGATACGATAAAGCCATATGGTTATGAGAAGCTTGAAGATTGCCAAAACAGAATTTTTGAAATGGCAGTTGGAATAAGAAGCACAATACCTGTTCCACATTCAATGGAAATGAAATGTTTAAAAAAGGAGAATAAGAATGAACGATCAACTTAAAGAAGAAGAAATTAAAGAACATTGCTCTCCGAGATGTCCAAGATGCCAAGGAGTTTTGAGAACAATTGAAGTTCATGGACACACTCAATGTGTTGTCTGTAACATGGTAGTCGAAGACTGCTGCCAAGGATCACCACAAAAATGAGTGACAATGTTTTAAAATTTCCGTATAAATTAAAGAGGACACAGTTGCCATTAGAAAGAGTCTGCGATATGGCAAAAGTAAAATTGGACAAAGCAGTTATTGCAGGCGTAACTGACCAGGGTCAAGTTCAATTAATGACAACATTCCAAGACCCTGCCGAAGTCCTTTATTATTTAGAAATGGCTAAGACAGGACTAATGCAAGGCATGGTATTAATGGAAGAGGGAGAGATAGATGAAGAAGAGTGACAAAAAAAACATACACAATAAAGTTAGAGATAACGTCATTGAGTTTCCCAAATCACCCCCATCTAGCGATAGCGGTAGCGAGACAGATGTGGAAAGTGGGGAGGGACTCACATTCTATTTCACTCCAGATTGGGACACCAGTGGAGACGATCCAGAAGATAGCGAAGCTTGAGAACTGGAAACGAGAAGAAAGAAATACTATTGATTCTCATGTAGGTTATTGGGGACCGTTCCTCACAATAGAAGAGTCATTAGAATTGTGTGATGAAAAATTTGAAGATGATCCTAGGGCATTGAAAGAAAAGAAAATTATGTGGAGAAATAAATATGCAGTTCATTCGTCAGCAAGTTCAAGTTTAGCTTGGGCAGAAGATACTTACGAATAATTTTTTTGTTTGACATATAGGAAAAACTGTGATTTAACTATAAAATAATAGGAGTTTATATGAAAGATTATTACAAAAGAGAAATAAAGTTAGATGACAGAGTTACTATGGATCATCAACCTTGGTCTAATGGTGATGGCAGAGTTGTTGGATTTACTCCACAAAAAGTCAAAGTCTACAGTTTATCTGAAGATCGTATTCTTAACATTAAGCCATCTAATTTAACAATTATGACTGAAGGAAAATGTTAGTAATTATAGAATCACCATTCCGAGGTGGTATAAAATTCGGACAGCAACAAAATGCAACATATGCAAGATTATGTCTCCATGATTCGTTGATGCGTGGAGAGTCACCCTTTGCATCTCATTTACTTTATACTCAAGTTCTTGATGAGTCAGACATCAAACAAAGAACAATGGGAATGAAAAGAGCATTCAAGTGGTATAGACATGCGAACCTCATGGCAGTTTACCAGGATCATGGTGTTACTGAGGGTATGAGAAAAGGTATTCGTGTTGCGAAATACTACAACATCAAAATAGTTTACAGAACTTTATCGCTGCAGGTTGATAAATGAGCAACGAAAAAGATAAAAGACTTGAAGACGTTATAAAAGAAGAAATGTATTGGCGACAAAAACAATACGACTACGAATGGGAAAGTGATTATCTCAATGCAAAGTTTTGTAGAGATCAAGCAAACTATTATAAGAACTTAATTAAAAAAGGAATACTTTGGGAGCCAAAATTTTGAATTTTAAATATAAAACAAAACCATATCAACATCAAAAAGAAGCACTAGAAAAAAGTTACAATCAAAAAAACTTTGCTTATTTTATGGAGATGGGGTGTGGCAAATCAAAAGTATTGATTGATAATATAGCTTGGTTATATGAAAAAGGTAAAATTGATTGTGCTATAATCGTAGCACCAAAAGGTGTGTACATGAATTGGAAGAATAGTGAAATACCTATTCACATGCACAATAGTATTCGACATGAAGTATATGTTTGGAAATCAAACTTAGGCAAGAAAGATACAGAAAAGCTCCGTGAATCGGTGACCGACAGACAAAGACTTAGAATCATTCTCGTCAATGTCGAGGCTTTTGCGACAAAGAAAGTGTTACAATATTTAGAAAAGGTTGTGCATAGAAGTAATGTTTTATTAGCCGTTGACGAATCAACCACGATAAAAAATCACAAAGCAAAAAGAACAAAGGCTCTCATACAATTTGGTGAGGTTGCGAAGTATAAAAGAATATTAACAGGTGCACCAATAACAAAATCGCCTCTTGACTTATACTCACAGTTCTTGTTTCTTGATTCGAAGATCTTGGGTCACAACTCTTATTGGTCTTTTCAAGGACGCTATGCCGTGATTAAAAGTGTCAAGATGGGTGCACACTCGTTTAATCAAGTCGTAGGTTATAGAAATCTAGAAGAGATGAAAGACAAGATGGATTGGTGTACCTATCGTACAACCAAGGAAGAGGCTTTGGATCTACCTCCGAAAATTTATACAACAAGACAAGTGGATATGACACTCGAACAATCAAGACATTATGATAGTTTGAAAGAAACATCAGTTGCTCTTTTGAACTCTGGAGAAATGGTTTCTGCTCCAGAGGTCATGACTCGTTTACTAAGATTACAACAATTATTGTGTGGGTATCTTGTTACAGATAATGGAGAGATACAAGAAGTGCCAAACAATCGTATGAATGTTTTGATGGAAACAATCGAAGAGATGGAAGGTAAAGTTATTATATGGTCAAGATTCAGACATGACATTATTAAGATAACAGAAAAGTTAAAACAGACTTACGGATCAGATACAGTAGTGAATTACTTTGGCGATACGTCTATGAAAGATAGACAAGAGGCAATTGAAAAATTTCAAAATTTGAAAAGTAATGTGAAATTTTTCATATCTAATCCACAAACAGGTGGTATGGGTATCACACTTCATGCAGCTGCAAATGTTATTTATTACTCCAATGATTTTAATTTGGAGTCTCGTAAACAATCAGAAGATAGAGCACATAGAGTAGGTCAACACAAACCAGTTTTGTATGTTGATTTGATGTGTCCAAAGACAGTAGATGTGCACATTGTAAAAACATTATTATCAAAAAATAAATTAGCTAACATAACTTTAGGAGAAAGGGTATTGGAATGGCTGAAAGTTTAAGAAGAAAAGCAATAAAAATAAATAAAAATATTAGAGGTGAAAAACTAATTGGGTCGGCGGGAGAAGCATTCACGCTTTTTAGTTTGAACATGATGGGTGTTGAGGCTGATCTTGTAAAACAAGATGGAACAGATATCGTGGCAACTAAATCAATAGATAGTAACTTACTTGTCGCACAAAGAATAGAAGTGAAGACGGCAACATTTATTTCAGATAAAAATTTATATAGCTTTTCGACATCAAAAGGTGGAGACAAAAGACCTTACACAAAAGAAGATTGTGATATCTTGGCTCTGTGTGCCGTGAGGCAAAAAGCAGTTCTATTTTTTAATGTTGAAAAATTTCAAGATAAAGTAACAAAAAAAATTCATATAAATGATTTTATGAGAGAAGAATATATGAAACAAAGTTGGCAATCGTCTTTGTACGAAAGTCAAAAACACACTTTTAATCTTCTTAAAAGAGAACGTAAGAATGTAGGAGAGTTAAAAGTAAATGCAGAAGTTGTAAAAAAAGAAAGGAAAAATAATGTCGCATCTTAAATTAAGCAAAAAAGAAATAGAGTTATTTGTATTATCAATGAAAGTATATGAAAAAAAATTAAAAGAAGATCACCCTAATCCTTATGCGTATGTGCACCCAGTATCAAAAGAAAAAAGATATCTTAACAATACGATAGGTAAGATGGAAAACGAGTTAAAAGTTAGGTCTATGCGACCACATAAAGTAACAAATTAAAAATATAAGTTTTTATTTGACAGAGTGGGGATAGTTGTGATAGGTGTTTTATTAGATATAAATTTAACAATACTATCTATGATAGATTCATTTATATCTTGTAAAGATAATAACAAGTGACAGGGTGGTTTGCGTGATGCGATCACCCTGACATTAAAAGTGGAGAGGGTATGTTCCTGGTTTTATTTCCCATGTGGGGTTGCATGGTTTTCTTTTCCAGGTTTCTCCTGTGTCCTCTTCACCTTTAATGTTAACAGAAAGGGAAGATAATGGATCCAAGTAAGTGGAAATCAGTTGCAGTTCCAATAAGTGTTTGGACTAAATTAAAAGAATTAGCCGATAGAAATGATAGATCTGTTGGCGGAACGATTTCATTTCTCACAAAAAGAGAATATGAAAAAACGGTTGACAGTAAGCAAGCTCAAAGAGTAAGCTAATCGTTCAAGCGTAAAATCCTCCGAGTGAGAGTAATTTGACGACACTCATTACTCTCACTCTTAACAAAGCCGAAGGGCATAAACTTTAAAGAAGAAAGGAAGAACCATGAGTGATGTGTTTTCACTATTTGAAAAAGAGGCTGCTAATCCTCAGTCATTTGAAATTAGCGAAGATAAGACGAAGAACCTTTCGTCTCTAGTTCGGTTATCTATAGATGTTGAAAAGCAAATAAAAGATACCGAAGACTATCTTAAAGACTTAAAGCAAAAGAAGAGAACCATTGATGAGGAAGACATTCCGTCATTGATGGAAGAACTCGGTGTGGAAAGTCTGCAAGTAGACGGAAGTAAAGTATCCGTAGACAAGTTTGTATCTGCTCGTATACCAGAGTCTAGAAAAGATGAAGCTTTTAATTTTCTTAGATCTATTGGTGAGGGCGACATAATTAAGAACGAAGTTGTTGTCGGATTTAACATGGGTCAAGACAATGTAGCGGGAGCCGTGATTGACGATCTTACAAAGCAAGGTCTAAATCCTGTACAAAAAACTCACATACATCCAATGACTCTGAAGACTTGGGCAAAGAATAGAATTGATAATGGTCAAGAAATTGATCTCGATCTATTTGGAGTTTATCAAGGTAATCGTGCAAAAATCAAAGGAGGTCAATAATGGACACAGCAATTGCACCAAAGAAAAAGACTGAGGTTGTTGTATCAGAACTCGACAAGTTACTTGAAGAGGACTCTGGTGCAGGTCTTGAGAATTTTACAACCGAAGATATGCAGATTCCTTTTATTAGGATTCTGCAAGCATTGTCACCACAACTTAATAAACAAGACAGTTTGTATATTAAGGGAGCCGAACAAGGTGATATATTCAACACTGTAAATCAAGAGATTTACAAAGCAGATGAGGGAGTTATCGTTGTACCAGCATATTTTGAAAAGAAGTTCTTGGAGTTTGCTCTACGTTCTACGGGTGGTGGTTTCATTCGAGAGCTTAGTCCTACTGACGGTGATATTAACTTGACTACTCGTGAGGGTACGATTGAAACATTGCCAAGTGGAAATGAACTCGTAAGAACTCATCAACATCTTGTTATTGCAAAAGGTGCAAATGGTGAGATGGCTCCAGCTGTTCTTGATATGAAGAAGACACAGTTAAAAGTATCAAGAAGATGGAATACTTTAAAGAACGGTATTCGTTTACCATCAGGTAAACCTATGCCTCTTTATGGTACGGCTTGGAGACTTACAACAGTTTCCGAGAGTAATGATCAAGGTACATGGTATAACTATAAACTTGATCGTGTTACGGAAATCACAGAAGAGATACAAGATATGATGCTAGAGGCTCGTAACATGTATCAAAGTGTGAGAAAGGGTGAGGTTAAAATGGCTGCAGCCTCTGCCGATGAAATGGCGGGAGATAAAGAAGAAGCACCGTTTTAATTTAAGTTAGGGTCACATATGCTCCTCCAAGTATGTGGCCCTTATTTTTTGGAGTGATGAGTGAATATAGCAGAAGAATTTTTAAAAGCATTTGAAGGGTTTAGTCAAGCCCACGGACAAACAGATGTTTCCAATCAAAGAATGAATGGCAAGCAAAAAGCTAAGTCATTTATAGTAAGACAACCATTAACATTAGAATTAGTACAAGGACATCTTGATGGGAAAAAAGGTGTCGGAGCCATACCAATTAACGAAAACAACAAGTGTAAGTTTGGTGCACTTGACATAGATCAGTATCCATTAGACCATAATAGTCTCGTTTCCAAACTAAATGAACTGAAAGTTCCATGTATCGTGTGCCGTAGTAAAAGTGGAGGTGCACATATATTTTTCTTTTTTAAGGAGTGGATGGATGCTAGTGATTTTCGTGACAAAGCTGCAGAGATTGCTGCTGGATTGGGTCATGGTCGTTGCGAGATTTTCCCAAAACAAGAACAAGTTTTGGTCGAAAGGGGGGATGTGGGTAATTTTATTAATCTTCCTTATTTTGATCATGCTAAAACCCTCAGATACGCGGTCATTCAAAAGAAAGATGAGTATACTGAGGCTTCGCTTGAGGAATTTGTTGAGGAAATAAAGAAGCAAACCTGCTCACCAAAAGACTTTATGAACATTCCTATTGGTGGGCCAGCAAACTTGTTTCCAGGATTTGTACCATGTCTCCGTGCTTTGTTAAGTGTTGGAGTACATGAGGGTGGCAGAAATAAAACTGCGTTTCAGTTAGGTGTGTTTCTACAGAAGTCTAGACCTAATGATTGGAAGTCGCAGTTAGAGGAGCTAAATGTAAAGCATTTTTCTCCACCCCTTCCTGCCGCCGAAATTGTGACCATACAACAGACATTAGAGAAAAAAGAGTATCAGTATACATGTAAAGAAGAACCTATGGCTTCTCACTGTAATCAAGGGGTTTGTCGAGGTTTGAAACATGGTATTGGTATGACTTCTATGCCTGCGATAAGTGGCTTGTCAGTTATCTTATCAGAACCTCGTCTTTGGTTCTTGGATATAGATGGTCGAAGATTAGAACTTACAACAGAAGAATTACAGACACCAAGATTATTTCAAAGAGCATGTATGGAACAGTTGAACTTCATGCCACCAAAGATGAAAGACGGTGATTGGGAAGTACAAGTCAATGGTCTGCTTGAGAATTGTAATGAGATTGCTGTACCAGAGGAATTAACTTATAAGGGTCAGTTCATGTCCTTATTAGAATTGTATTGTACAGGAAGAGTGCAAGCACAAAGTTTCGAGGAAGTTGTTTTGGGTAAACCTTTTACAGAAGTAGAAGAATCAAAGACATATTTTAAATTAGAATCTCTTATGGATTTTTTGAGGAGTCGTAAATTTGATAGTTATACAAGAGCACAAGTTCAAGAAAGAATAAAAGAGATTAACAGTGGTGATAGTTCTATCATTAAAAATTTTCAAACATCACAAGGTAAATGGAAATCAGTTAGAGTTTGGTGGATACCAGAGTTTGGAGCAGAAATTCAAATGAAACCTATTGAATTACAACAAGAGGAAGCACCATTTTGACAAGTCGTTGGGCGAGGAAAAGTAAAAGAATGAGAGAGTATAACAATCAATTAAAATTATCTAGGGGTTGTTATGAATGTGGTTATAACGAGAAAGCTATAAATTTACAATGGCATCATGTTGATCCAACCACAAAATGGAAAGCGGTATCTGAGATTATAAGTCAAGACAGAAATGCAGAGTTAGTGAGGAAAGAAATAGAGAAATGTGTATGTGTTTGTAAAGCATGTCATGGAAAGTTGGAAATGAAATGAACGAAACAACTATATTCGGACCTCCTGGCACTGGCAAAACAACAACTTTAATTAACATAGTTAAAGAAAAAATACATAAAGGAACGGAGCCAAACAAGATAGGTTTCTTTTCTTTTAGTAAAAAAGCTGCAACTGAGGCAAGAGATCGTGCTTTTCTTGATCTAGAATTAGACAGTAAAAGTTTAGAATATTTTAGAACATTGCATAGCTTGGCTTTTAGATGGCTTGGCTTGAACAGTAATGATGTTTTTAAAGGAGCCGATTTTAACGAACTTGGAAGGCTTGTGGGTATAGATTTTAGATCTGCACAAACACTTAATATAGAAGAAGGACCATTATTTTCTATCGGTGCTGGTGGAGATAAGTATATGTCTATCATTCAAATGGCTAGAGTAAAACAAATACCAGTGTTAGAAGAATTAAAAAACATTGATGATTTTGCTGTAAGTAAACAACAGCTGTTGTTGATAGAAGATACTTTCACAAAATATAAAAAGATGAAAAATAAATTAGATTTTATTGATATGATTGAGAAGTTTATTGAAGAAGGAACGAGTCCAAAGTTTGATGTTCTTATTATAGATGAAGCACAAGACTTAGTTCCTTTGCAATGGAAGATGGTCAAAGAAGTTTTAGTTCCGAACTCAAAAGAAGTCTTTTATGCAGGTGATGATGATCAAGCTATATATGGATGGATGGGTGTAAAGGTAGAAGACTTTTTAAATTCAAGTGAAAATAAATTAGTGCTCAAACAATCTTATCGTGTGCCAAGTGATATACACGGAATGGCAGATAGACTTATAAGAAAAGTTAAAATAAGGGAAAGTAAAAAATGGCAACCCCAAAAAGAAAAAGGATTTGTTTCTTGGTATCGTGATATACTTGATGTAGACTTATCAAGTGGCGAATGGTTAATACTTGCGAGAACAAATTATATAGTAAACAAAGTCTGTCTCCGACTCAAAGAAGATGGACATCTTTTCTGGCGAGAAGGCACTGGTTGGTCGATTTCCCCAAATGTTTTAAATGGAATAGAGGTATGGCTTAAACTATGCAAGAAACAAGATTTGACTTCAGAGGATCTAAAAACTTTTTCAAAATTAATTCACCCAAATATGATAACAAAATCTGGAAGAAAGGTAATGGCTTCTTTAGAGTCAGATCAAACCTATACTCTTCAAGATCTTGTAGACAACTGCGGGTTGAAAGCGAACTCAGAGACACCGTGGCAATCGGTGTTGAAGGTATCGGAACAAGAGACGGCATACATAGTTTCTGTTCGAAGAAGAGGCGAGAAGATTCTGACGGAAGCACCGAGGATCCGTGTTTCGACAATCCACAAAGCCAAAGGTGGAGAGGCGGATAACGTAGCCTTACTACTAGATTCCACAAAAGCTTGCACAGAATATTGGGATCAAGATCCTGAGTACAGAGTTTTCTATGTAGGGATGACTCGTGCAAAAAAAACATTACATTTAATAGAATCACAAAATTATTATGGGTTTGAGATATGACAAAAAATAGAGAATACTTTTTAAAACAAGCAGAAAAATTAATTAATGGGCCAAGAGCAAAAGACTATGGGCCAGTAAAAAAGAACCATCAAAGGATAGCAGATATTTGGACTATTCTTTTGGACAAGAAGTTAAAAGAACCCATTACTCCAGAGGATGCAGTGGCTTGTATGATTGGAGTTAAGATAGCAAGACTAGCAGAAGACATTAATAAAGATGATAGCTGGATAGATGTTATTGGGTATGCAGCTTTGGGAGGCGAAATAATTAATGACAAATGAACTATACATAAGAGACATGAAAAAACTTGATGCACGGCAACAATTACTCGTGATCACTATGGAAGAGTGTGCAGAATTAATCTTCGCTTGTTCGAAAGCATTACGAAGAGGAGAATTGTATGAAAACTCTGACTCAGACCAAAAACTTTTGGAAGAAGTTGGAGACGTATATGCAATGATAGATTTGTTAGTGGAGTGGGACGTATTATCTTGGGAAGACATAGAAAAACAAAGAAATAAAAAAAGAGAGAAGTTAGAGAAGTGGAGTGATTTGATATGACAAATGAACAATATCACTTGTTGGAGCAAGATATTAGAGATATTTCGTGGGGTAATGCCGATTCTGATTGGACACCCCCTCAGACAATACCAGACTTATCACAGTATGACACAATAGCTATTGACTTAGAAACGAGAGATGAAAATCTTTTAAAACTTGGTCCAGGTTGGTGTAGAAATGATGGTAATATTATAGGAGTAGCCGTAGCGGCAGGAGATAGCTCTTGGTATTTCCCAATAGCACATTCTGTTGGTAACATGCCAAGAAGAGCCGTGATGAATTGGTTAAAAGACTTGTGCTCTGATATAAAAAAGACATTTGTTTTTCACAATGCCCTGTATGATTTAGGTTGGCTTCGAGCAGAGGGAGTAGAAGTAAAGGGTCAAATTAGGGACACAATGATAGCAGCTCCTTTGTTAGATGAAAACAGAAGATATTATAATTTAAATTCTATTGCTGGTGATTATTTAAAAATTTACAAAGACGAGAAGATGCTCAAGAGTGCAGCCGAAGAGTTTGGAGTAGATCCAAAATCTGGAATGTGGAGATTACCACCTCGTTATGTAGGAGCATATGCAGAACAAGATGCTAGTATAACTTTGAAATTATGGAATGTTCTTCAAGACAGAATTAAATCAGAAGAATGTACAGGTATATTTTCATTGGAGACACAGTTAACTCCAGTGTTGTTAGATATGAAAACAAAAGGTGTTCGTGTTGATTTGGATAAAGCAGAAAAAACCAAGAAAGAACTTACTGCATTAGAAAAATCTTTACTTGATGAGATAGCCTCTGAAACAAAAGTGTCTCTTGAACCGTGGGTCGCCACATCTGTAGCAAAGGTCTTTGATGCTATGGGACTTTCTTATTCTCGCACAGAGAAGTCCGGGGCCCCCGCCTTTACAAAACAGTTTCTTGCGAATCATCATCATCCAATTGCAAAGAAGATTATAAAAATTAGAGAAATAAATAAAGCAAACACTACATTTGTTGATACTATTCTTGAGCACTCTCATAATGGTCGTATACATTGTGATTTTCATCCTTTACGTTCTGACGGTGGTGGAACTGTTACTGGTCGTTTTAGTTCAAGTAACCCCAATTTGCAACAAATTCCTGCTAGAGACCCTGAAATAAAAAAGTTAATCCGTGGACTGTTTCTCCCTGAGGAAAGTCACAAGTGGGGTTCTTTTGATTATGCCTCACAAGAACCAAGATGGCTAGTTCATTACTGTGCCACCTTGACAGGCATAGATAGACATCCACAGATAGATGATGTGGTAACCATGTATGACGAAGGTCAAGCTGATTTTCATCAGATTGTAGCAGATATCGCGGGCATATCTAGAAAACAAGCTAAGACAGTTAATCTTGGTTTGATGTATGGTATGGGTAAAAATAAGTTGGCTAATATTTTAGATTTGTCTATAGATGAAGCGACTACTTTACTAAATCAATATAACGATAAAGTACCTTTTTTAAAATCTATATCAGACAAAGCAACTCAAAGAGCTGCAAGTAGTGGAGTAATTAGAACTTGGTTGGGCCGTAAATGTAGATTCAATATGTATGAGCCTATATCCTATCAATACAATAAAGCTTTACCAATGAAAGAAGCTATTGATGAGTACGGTGGTAAAGGTAGAATTAGAAGAGCTTTTACATACAAAGCTTTGAATAGATTAATTCAAGGGTCAAGTGCAGACCAAACAAAGATAGCGATGGTCAAGTGTTACGAACAAGGACTATGTCCAATGTTAACTGTGCATGATGAACTTTGTTTTAGCATATCCAGCGAAAAAGAAGTGGAGATAATCAAAGACATAATGTCTAATTGTATTCCAGATCTCAAGATACCTTTTGATGTTGACTCAGAATTAGGAGACAACTGGGGTGAAGTTGGTTAACCAATTCTGTTGAAAGCTTGACCGAGATCATTGAGAGGATCCTTTTCTTCTGCAGGCTGTTCATTCTTAAAACACTCGTAGGAGTGTGATAAAATATTAGATCTATCGATTCCAATATCCTTTAATGCCAAGTCATCTAATGATCTAAGAGCTTGTGCTGTTCTTGCAACTTTAAATTTGTAAAATAATTTTTCTAACATATTAATAATCCTTTCTATTTATATATAAATTGTTTCTAATGCAAAGATAAGAGAGCTTTTTTGAAACATTTTGTTCCAAAAATGGAAAGAATCCACATAAAGGTAGGTAGAATAAACGACAGTAAGAGTAGGTTATTCTAGAGTATGATTAGACCTAAAGACATTGTTTTGCCTCTGTATGGCGATCTAAGAGCCTGGTTTTTTTCCTCGACTTGTCTTTTTTCGCACTGGTTTGCAATATGCGGTGATTTTAGAGGGCATTCCTTCTGCTTTAGGAATCATTGGTTGATTTGATAATCTTTCTGCAAAATATAAACAACGATCGACACTTTTGAATCTTTGTGTTTGATTTACAATCTCAGTGTCGATCATAAAAACCAAAAGAAATTCAATCATTCGTTTTTTGCTTTCCAAAAATACTCGTCAGTATCGCCAAGTCTAAACTTCTGTCCATTTTCAACTTGATATATTTTTGTACTAACTTTGAAGTCTGGTTGTAATGGTTGTTCTGGAGTAAGTGAATTATCATATACTCTCATTCTATTGTTTGGATACAAACAATATTGTCCGTTTTCTAATTGTAAAAGATTATGTGATTTGTGTTCTGCTGGTTTGTGACTTGTTGAATAATCGACATTGTTTACATCATCGTGATAGTTATCTAACGTAGCAATGTAACTACCCTTCAGTGTTCCGTGATCCCTGGTAAGAACTTCAAAGTCCATTGATCCTATGAACTGCTTATGAATAGAGACCACGCCATAGTCCATGCAATTCCAAAACTGAAGATTGTAAAGATCCATATCAGGCGTGGGGATAGTTGGGTCAGAAACGAATGCAGAAATAGGTAGCTTGTCATAAAGAGCACCATAATCAGGAAGGTAAGTTTCAAAATAAAATGCTCTCCCAGGAACAGACTTAGCCGTAATCCAGATGCCTTTAACAAATTCTCCGTGACCATCTTCAAAATCCCTTAGATACTCCTTTCTAACCCACACATCTTCAGAGGGTAGGTTACATATCAATGATGCCATTAGTGCATCGTTTCTTTAGGCAGTATTTGATCCATTTGCATCAAGGGTTGTGAACTCATGGTGTCTATATAGTCTCCATGAAAGTCGTAATCTCTTGTCACAACTTCTTTTACGAGAACATTGTTTACAATTTTTATTGTACTGAATTCTTGTTTGATAACTAAATTACCATGATCGTTGTTCATTGCGTCTTTTAACGGACCTTCTTTCATGCTATCAATCCTTTTCTATAACCATTTGTTCTATCATAGGTAAGTACATCTTTTCTGTTTTCAATGTCTTTAAAAGATACATGAACCCATCCAGAACTTGGTTCTCCATTATAGCATTCTAAAATTAATTGATCAAAATCTAAATTATCTTGTATGTGTTTAGCGAGTTCTAAGTTATCAACACCTGGTATCTCTATATCAGCCGCTTCTCCTTTTGCATGTTGACTATTGGCGTTTGAGCCAATCGCTTCGCACAAGGCAATACTGCGATATCCAGAGTTTATCATAATTGGTTTTTCAAAATGATAACGTATAGGTTCTAACACCTCTTGACATAGAAGCTCCATACTTTCTATGTGGTCATCTCCAGGTGTGTTGTCGATACCTTTTCTTTCTGCTGTTTGTGATTTTGTAAATTCAGCTAAACTAAAGTTCTTTGATAATCTCATTGTCTATTCCTTATCTGCATATTTTTTAAGACGCTTTCTGGATCGCCTCCTAAAAAGTCTGCACCAATATTGACATCCTTGTCAAATATATTTGGATTTATTATCATACCCACTCCTGCAGGTAATGATACTGGACCACTAGGAGGAGACACTGGTTGTCCTTGTTGTTGATTAGTAGCAAATATATTAGGCTCTGTAAATCTTTCTAATTCATCAATTGGTATTGGTGGATCAATCTTTTCTGTTTTCTTTTGTTTAGCAGAAAGCTTCATATTCATCCTCATGTTTTTGTAACGACCTATTTCAAGAGCTGGATAACTACCTTTTATTCTCAACTCTTTTATTCTTTCCTTACTTGGAGTATATGAAACATATCTATCGTTAACTAAAGAATTTCTTTCTTTTACACCAAGACCTGCTTTCTTAAGAAGTTGTTTTATTTTTCCTTCTTTCATTCCTAATTTTTTTAGATCAGATATATTTAATTGCATTTCTCTGAATGCAGTAAGTCTTGCGTCATCTGCTCTTCGATAAGCCTCTATAACTTGTGATTGACTTGGCTTTTCTAATCTTGTTACTGCATTAAAAATACTAGCAGCCTTGGATCGTGCTTCTTTAAACTCTTGTGCTCTAAAATCTAATAATCTTTCTCTGTCTATAGTTGTTGTTCCAAGTCCAGTCATCATTCTAAAAAGTTCACCAGGCATTGTGTATTCTCTTCCAGTGGTAGGCTCTTTCTTTTCTCCAATACCCATACCTCTGATAAAACGTCCAGCTTCTATACCTTTGATAACCTCTGGCTTGCCTCGTTCTATGTAACTCGTAATACCAAGCTCAGCTCCTACTGGCACTCTTACTGGGAGAACACCTGGATTCATGGCGTTCATTACATGAATCATAGCTTTTTCAAATTTTCTCATACCAGAATCTTCTGTTGAGTATACTTTAGCACCAGATCTTGTTACTCCGTTTCTACCAATAAAAGGAACTTCTTCTGGAAGAACATCAGAGAAAGCGGTAAAGATCATAGACTCATCTAAGAAGGGTTCAAAAAACTCACCAAATGTTTCCCACATAGCTCGTGTCACAGTTTTTGTAGCGTCCTCACTTAATTTACCACTTGTATCCATAGCAGTTAAAGCAGCTCTCAATGGTCGTGTTAACATGTCATAAGGATTAGTGTGACTAAAATCTATGACTTCCAAATTACCTTTTTTATCTCTTCCGACTGGAACAAATTGAGAGTTTCTTTGATAAGGTGCAGCCATTCTTCTTGCGGCATTTAACTCTTCTTCACTGGTTCCAGTTAATTTCATTCCTAATTGTTGTATTTGATTACCTAAAAGACTGAAAGTTGTCAAAGCTCCTCCTAATCTTTTGACACCCATTTCTCTAATTGCAGCTTCGTTACTAGACATTTCTTTTAAACCAGTGTTGATAATGTTAAAACCAGTTCTCATTATCTCTGCGGGGAATGCAATAAAGTTACCAAGGGGTAACGCTCTTAATGATTTTATAACATCTGGCACAAGATCATAGTTAGGAACTAAGTTTCTAACCGTATCTGCGGCTCTAGTGTCTAGAGCTTCGTCTGCTAACTTTGCTATCTGTTTTGCGTCCATCTGAGATAAATTTTTTCCTATCTCATTTATACGTTTATCTATACTACCTTTAAAGGTATCATCTTCTCTTGCTAACTCTCTTATTAATCTTATGTTGGCTTTTCTTCTACCCTCTATAATTACAGGGGATAAAGTTTCTAAAGAACTTTCTTTATAAGCAACTGGATCGTTAGCTTTTAACACAGAGAAATCTTTTGTTATCTCTCTGTTAATCATTTTTCTTTGAATTTGTCTTAGTTTATTTTTCTCAAAAACATAGTTATATATTTTCCAGACATCGTCACCACCACGATACAATCCTTCAGCTTTTTCTAAAAATCCACCCATGATTGGTATGTCGTATACGCTCTTAGCTTTTTGTTTTCCAACCTCTACACCAGTTTCTTCTCCTCTAAGAATGGCACTTGTATCGTCAGCCTTATACCCTAAACCTTGCCTTATGTTTGCGTATATTTCACGAAGATTAGCTGAACTTCCAATCACACCTTTCTTTTGTAGGTCTGCTAAAAATGAAATACCATAGCTATCGTTTGCATCTAATTTTATGTTTGATTTTATTACACCGTCTTTTTTAAGCTCTCTGTCTTTTCTTCCAAATATATCATTTAAAACAATCGCTACAGATTCAAATATATCAGATCCTTTACCCACATTACCATTTGCTAATGCAAACATAGATGCAGATGTTACGTTTCTTACTTGTGTGTATGGTGATAAAATTGTTTTTGCGTATTGAGAAACACCTTTTAATTTTAAGAAAGGTGCATACAAAGCTCTAGCTATATCTGCAACACCACCTTGTTTTGGAACAGCGGCACTTATAGAATTAAACAACGGTTTTGACATGGCTACTCCAGCCATTGCACCAAAAGGACTACCAGTTATACTTTGAACACTAGCTCCACTTAACTCTCCACCCACTCTTTCTGATCCTAATACAACTAAATTTCGTGCATTTACTTCTTTTCTAAAATTTTTAAAAGCTTGAGCAATTTCTTCATCTTTTAAATCAGACACTGTTTCTATGACATCGTTTGGTCTTGATCTTCTAGCATTGACTATTTTTCTTTCAAGGTACTCGTCAAAAGTTAAAAACATTGGTTTCTTCTCATCTACTTTTTGAAAAGCAGATTGTATTTCTTTTTCAGACATTCCCCTTGCACGAGCCTCTGCTATTTGACGATCTATCGTCTTGTTTTGTGCTCTAGCTGCTTTATAGGCTTCATTGCCCTCTCTCATTGCTTTATTAACTGCTTGTCTAAATGTTTTGTAATAAGCGTCAGTAGCAATAAATTTAGAAAGTTCAGATACTGTAGCAATGTAAGCTTCTCTTGGATCTTTAATTTGTCCAAGTATTTCTCTTTCTAATTGATTGTCAATTTTTGTTTTATTAATAATCGCAGGATTTATTCTTTCTGCAACAAATCGAGTGACCATAGGACTTTTATCGAATCCTGCTGCCTTTTTTGCATTCTCTAGTTTTTTCTGTATATAAAGATCGGCTTGTTTTTCTGTAAGATTATAAGTTCCATTTTTGTACGCTTGAACATCTTCGTCAGAAAGTTTAAATGTTGTAGGAACATCTTTTCCTCTTAGCTGTTTTTGAACATCTTCTATGTTTACAACTGGAGAATCACCCTCTCCAAACCTAACTCTCCCTTTAATTTTGTCTATTAAAACTCTTCTTGCTTGTCCCGTAATGTCATAATTTTTATTGTTAAATGCTTGATATCTTCTTTGCAGATAACCTCCAGCATTTATATTATTCATAACAATATCTTTAAATTTTTGTTGAGTCATTACACCTTCTTCTCCGACCTCTGGCAATCTTTTGAAGGACTCAGTTTTTAATATTTTTGATGATAAACCATCAATTGTTTTTTTAGCATCTCTAAATAATTTAAGAAGTTCTGGAGATATACCTATTCTGTCAGCCGATATACTAGGAGTAAACCCAGGTGCTCCTTCTAAAACACTCATGAATTTATTCATTAATTCTGCTTTAGTTAAATTTGAAAGATCTCTATTTGATGATTTTGAAAGCTCTTTTCCAATTGCTTTATCTATTCTTTTTAAATTACCCTCTGCAATTTTTATATCTCCCTCAACTGCTGGATCAATTAAAGATCTCATTTTACCAGTGAGAGGGTCTAATAAACCTCTATTTCTAAGTGCAGAAACTGCTATGCCTATCATAGAATCTAATCCACCTTTTGACTCATCTACTGCATATCTTGCAGCAGCTCCCTCAAAATAGTCTCCAGTTTTCTCAATAGCTTTTTTTGGTAGATAAGAAACTGCTTCTGCTATACTTGTATCTACACCTGGTAATTTAGCGGCAGTTACTTTTGCAGTTGTGTTAACAAATTGTTTCACTGCAAAAGGTAAAACAGTTGTAGCTATTGCACCCTCTGCACCAATTGCTAATTTATTAGCTAATCTTCTTTTTGTTTCTTCAAACCCAGTTAGTCCTATTCTTCTGTCTGTTTGAAAAGGACCGTCCTCAAAAAAATCAGAAACAGTTTGAGTTCCATCTGTTGCAACAATAGCATCTGTAACACCAGCTGCCGTTATTTGAGCAGCCGCTAAATTAAATTTTTGTTTCTTTGTTAGTTTTGCTCCTTTACGTTGAGCAGCCGCTATTCTTTGAACATTTTTTCTTACAAAAGGTTGAAGAAGTTTGGATCCTCTTGAGATACCAGAAGCTACACCAATTCCAGGAACACCAAACTGAACTATACCTTCTGTTATTTTACCAGTCATTCCTGCTGGATCTATACCTAATTCATTTCTAAGATTGTTAGCAGTATCTTTTACAAACTCTGTTTCAATGTCGGTGATACCAACTGCATCAGTAACTAGCTCACCTAATTCACCAATACCTTGACCAATACCAATTAATCCAGAAAGAACACCTTCTCCCATTTCTGTGAGAAAGCCTTCATACTTTGGATCTTCATAAGTGCCACCTTGATTATCTACATTTTTAACAGGTTCTGTTTGATTAGTAGATTTTAAGTATTCAGTTATTTTTTCTTCAGCTTCTTGATCTGAGAGAGTGGAATCAACTGTGTAGTTTTTCCCACCATAACTATATATTCGAGTAGACATTAGTTACCCTTTTTAGTTGATAAGTCTGCCGCTATTATATCAATAAACTTGGTTGGATTTTTTGCAAGAGGTGAGCTACCTGGTATTTCATTTTCATCTTCATCTTTTTCATTAGACCTAAAATACTCAATCACAGCTGGATTTGTAACTTTATTCAAATCAATTTTTGCATTTGGATCTTCTTGAACAGCTTGAAGAAGTAAACTACCTGCTAATGAAAAATTAGAATCGTTTATTGCTTTTACATATCTATTCTTATCTGCTGTGTTCCAATTAGCATATATTGTACCATCATTTTTTGAAGGATCTTCATAAACAATACCGTCTGCTACAATGGATTTACCAGTACCATCTATTTTCATACTTTGATAATTACTTGGTCTATAACTTCTTACATTTTCTGCTATCTTTCTTGATAGCTCTAATCCGTCCTGTGTGAAGTTCCATGTTGCGGGGTTCGTGATATCCATATCTTCTCTTGTATATCCTTCTGCAGGCTCTACCATTCCTCTCATGAATGGAACAGATATAGATTTCAAATCCATAATAGAGTTCATCAAAGAAGTTTTTAATTGCTTATCTGAAAGTCTTTCTTTCTGATCAAATTTTTTAAGCTCTATTAAATAGTTTAAGTTGAATTTTTTCTTTTCATAATCAGCATTTATTACTCTAAGAGCTTCTTCTCTTTTTTGATCAACTTGCATTTTAGAGATATTAAATATTTTAAATTTTTTATCTAAATCTAAAGCTTCTTTTGCTAATTGTTCTGACTTTTTAGACTTAAGTAAGTTATACATAACAGTTGATGCTCTAGTACGATCTTCTCTCAAGTCATCTCTCAGTTCTCCAACGTCTGCACCAAATCCTTCAAGTCCTTTTGCTAATCCAAGAGCTACGTTTGATACGGCATCTTTACTGCCACCAGCAGCAGTGTATAATCCAGCCTTAATTAAATTCATAAAGAAAGCTTGTCTTCTGTCTGCATTAAAGTTTTTATCCAGTTCTCTTGGATCATATCCTAGTAACTTAATACCTTCATCATACACATCTTCTAAGGTTATTTCTTTTCCTTCTTTGCGTAATGCAGTATCAAGTTCTTTAAGATTAGTATTAAAACTACCACCTACAAATTCTTGATCTTTAAAATCTGCTACACCTTCTGCGACTTTATTTCCAGCATTTATAACAGCTTGCTTGGCTGCTTGTACTTCTTGATCAGTTTCAAGACCTAATGCTTTTTCATCTGTTTTATAAAATTTCTTTAAAATGTTAAGAGTATTCGTATTTTCTTTTTTTATGTCATCACTACTTTTTTCTTTTTTATCTTCAGTTTTAGTTTCTTTCTTTAATATTTCTTCATTTGTTTTATTTATGTCTTTACTGGTATTTTCTTTTTTTATGTCATCAACAGTTAATGATGCTTTCTTTTCTAATTCACTTATTTCTTTTTTTCTTTCTTCTTTCTTTGCTTTTTCTGTTATTTCTGGATCTAGTATATTTCTAACATCTTTTATAGTTAAAACACCTTGTGGCATAGGTTTTCCAATTTCTCTAACTCCACTTCTAGCAAAACCTTCCAAAGGAGTTTCATCAACCTTTACTGCTCTTTGATTTATTTGATCACCTGGTACAAAGTTAGCAATCATTGGATCTCTTGCACCAGTCAAAATAGGATTAGCACCTGCTGATGGTATAAAATTAAAACCACCATTACTAAAACGCTTCATTAACTCTGGGCCAGAAGCCATGATACCAATAGCTCCACCACCTTTTTTAAACATTGGTCTGTCGTATACGCTCACTATTATCTCCCTCAGCTGTATCTTGGTACTGGCGAACCACTAAAGAAGTTACCAAAACCTCCTGCTGATCCTATTGCTCCAAGACCCGCAATTCCTAATCCCATTAACTGTGATGTTCGACTTGGAGGAGGAGTAGATGTTGTTGAATAAGTAGATTGTAATGCTGGAACACCTCTAAAGATATCAGACATAAAACCAACTTGTTGATAAGGCAGTGCTTGTTCTGCAAGTAAGTTAGCTCTATCAACATCAAGTTGCTTTTGAGCTTGTCCTTGTTGTAGACCACCAATGCCTAACAATGTATTAATGTCTTGTACACCCATTTGTTGTCCTAGTTGACCTAATCCAGCTTGTGATACACCCAACTGTCCTGATAACTGTGCTTGTCTTAACTGTTGTGCTGCTGCTTGTTGTGCCGCTGACTGTGCTTGTGCAAAACCTTGTGATCTTAATTGTGCACCAGTTCTTGCTTGTTGATCCATTGTATCAGCTGCTATCTGTCCCTGTAACACGGCTTGTCTAGATCCACCAAAAGCACCAGATCCTACTGCACTTGCTTGTGCTTGATTTTGTTGTTGTCTTCCTTTATCTGCAATGTCTTGTTGAGTTCTTGCAATGACATCTTCCATGTAAGGATCCATAAAATCTTGATAGGAAGTAGGTGTATAATCTGCACCTTGTGCTCCCATAATACCTTGTTGAACAGCTTGACTTCCTTGTTGTAAAAAAGGTTGAAAAGCTCCAACACCACTAAAAGCATTAAGTATAGCTTGTTTTTGTCCTTGTGATAAATCTGCTAACTCTTGTTTAGCAAACGGCATTTGTGAGCCTTCACCTGTTAAGGCTTTAGCACTTGCAAATATATCTGCTAAAAATTCTTCTTGAAATGGTGCAAGTCTTATGGTTTGTTCTTGTTTTACGTCTTGTGTTGCCATTATGCGACCCTTTCTAATGAAGACATCATATCATACATTCTTGCTGCACCCAAGTCCCTATCTCCTCCTCCAGCACCTCTTACGGCTTTTGCAGTTAATACGAACTCACCATCGGATAATCTTGCTGGAACGGAGTCACTTGTACCCGTCCCTGGTCCGTTGACCTCTCCTCCATTATTCATGAATAAACTTCCTATTGCACCTATACCACCTAACCTTGATTGACCAGCTCCAAAAGGTGAACTTACAGCAGTTGACACACCTCTGTTAAAAGCATTGCCAAGTAGCTCTAATGCTTTTGCAGGATCTTTAGGAACTGTAGTTGAACCTGTTGTTTCCATTGGTTTTCCATGCTGATCTATTCCATCTCCGTCTTCATCTATAGGCATATATGCTGCTTTTATATCTGACCTTGAGCTACCACTTGGTGCGTAAGCATTACTTCCCATTTGATTTTTACCTGCTTCAAATAACCTGTTTGCCATCTCATCTGTCAAAGTAGGCAGTCTATTACCTAATTGATTTGTCATTATTGTAGTAGCAGGCCCTGAAGAGCCTAATTGACCACCTAAACCAGCACCTAAACCAGCACCCAAACTAGGCATTCCAGCAGGGTCTTTTGTTATATCAACACCAAACTTTTCTTGAGCCATGCTACCAACTTGATCTAAGAAAGGTCCTATCTGCTCTACTCTATCTTTAATTTCACCATGAAGACCTCTACCAATCGTCTCTCCTATTAAATTAAGTCCTCCAGAAGACATAGTAATAACTTCATCATCGTCATCATTATCTTTTCTTTCTTTTCTTCTATCTTCAAAATATTGTTTTCTTTCTTCTTCATCGTCTAAATTATAAAATTTATCTCCTATCCTACCGTAACCTAATCTTGTTTTTCCTACAGGATAAGCAGGCATATCAGAGCCAGTTGCTTTTTCCTCCTCTTCACCACCAAGTAGAGCTAATGTTCCAAGTCCTCCAAGTGTCGCTATGCCTGGACCAGACTTGGCAAAGTCAATAGCTTTATCAAAGAAAGAAGAAGGTGCTTGAGCTTTTTGTATTGCAGTAACTGTAGGTGAATCTGTTACTTCTGACCCACCAAAAAATCTAGCATCTGCTGTTGCATCACTAGGCATTTTTTTAAATCCTTTGCCATATCCACTAAGATATGCAGTCCCTCCAGCTAAAGCTGCTGCTTTTAACGCTTCTTCTGCATCTCTTCCCGCGGCAAGACTTCCAATACCCGCACCAGCGGCTGCTCCAAAAGGCCCACCAATATACATACCAATAGCACTACCGATAACTGGTGCTGCTTGTTTCAATGTTTTTGTAATGTTTTTAAATATTCCCATGATTTACTATTCTACCAATTATTTCTCTTTTCTTCAATCCTAGATTCCACTTATAGCACTTGTTGTTATTCTTGTCTTCGCAAATTCTTGAATACTTGCAACCACATGAAGTCTATCTGCCGTTGCTGCTTGTACTTTCAGTATCTCACCACTTTGTAATACTAAATCATTTGTTAAGAGTTCTACAGTTGTGTTTGCAGACACTGCTTTTACTTTGAATAAAGTAAACGTATCACTTCCACTTGTAAGCGTAACTGTTATTGTATCTGCGTTTCCAGAGTACTCAGCAACTAAAATAGAAGTAACAGTAGAAGCATTAAAGTCTGCGTCTGTTGGAACTGTATATAAAGTTGTAGCATTAGTGCTATCTAAGTCAACTTTAGCATTTCTTAAATTTTGCAAATATTGTGGTATACCATTAACTAACATTATCTTCTTCCATCTGGTCTCATGTCAACACGAGGTGTGCCTAATTTGTATTTAACACCAGTGCCAGTTGATTCTACTTTTATAGCAAAAGAACGTCCTCGTAACCGATAATCAATTTTATCCGTAAATTGCTCTATTGGAGTTGTTGTACTTCGAGCAGTGTCTTTTGATTCTGTTTGCAGAAAGTTACCTCCAGCAGAGTTTTTTGCTTTTAAAGTAAACGATACACTTGGTGTTGGATTACTAGATCCATTAAAAGTAATATCAGGTAACATTTGTTTTATAGAAACAAACTTGTCACCGTCCCCCATATCCATGGGCCCTGATTCAATAAACGATGTCATAGCCGATCCGTCATCATCATTTGTTAACTCATGGTTATACAAAAGAGAATTACCAGTAGCAATTGGAAAAGTTCTTATGCCACGATCTATCCAAGCGTCTCTGTTTAGTGTCCCATAATACCAGACTTTTTCGGCATAGTTATAAACAACATAAGCATTAACAGAAGAACTACCTTCTTTTGGATAAAACCAAATAACTTCACTAAACTCTGAGTTTACACCAACATGTACTTTATCTCTTTCATCAAAGTTAAAATCTAAAAATACTTTGTCTTTTACGGTACAAGGTAACTGTTGTGTGCCTCCAGCATAAATATAAAAGGTGTCAACACCCATCCAAAAGACAACATCATCTACTGCTACGGCAGAAGCTGGACTCATAATCGTAATGTTTTTTGATAATTCTTGCAGACCAAAAGTAAATGGTGGCCCAATAAATTTCATAGAGTGTAATGTTTTATTTGTAAACACAAGTATTTGTTGCTTTGTTTCTACAGCTTGAACAAAAGTAGACCCTCCACCTAATCTTAAATCTCCAGCTGTGTTCGTTGCAGTAGGAAAAAAATCTACTGGATTTTCTTGAGAACT